GTGTTTATACTACATAATGAAGGTTATATAAAATGTGAAAAAGATGAATATATAAATAAACCAGCATTAGATCTTGTAGATGCATTTTTATATATTTTTAAGGATGCACAAGAGAAAGACTATAAACATGTATTGATTTTAGAAGATGATTTTATTTTTAATGATAGGATAAGAGATAAAACAGTGCGACAAAATATTATGAACTTTATAAACATGAGGAATTACGATATATATGCATTGGGACGCATACCTGCTTTACAAAAGGCATATGATAATAATACAAGTATAAGTTTATATGGAGGAGGTACACATGCTATGATATATTCTCGTGATTGTATTGATAAAACATTGCAAATAGATAGAAAAGGCATTGAAGATTGGGACGCATTTACAGGAGACACATTTAGAATATATATGTATAATGAACCATTGTGTTATCAATTATTTCCAGAAACGGAAAATCAAAAATATTGGGGTAAAAATTTATTTGGAACAATAAAACTCAAATTAATAAAATTGTTAAAATTAGATGTACAAGTTGAACCAGGATATAGTATTGCGTACATTATGTCAAAAGGGATATATGGGTTATGTATTATTTTAGTTGTATGGCTTTTTATAACTATTTTTAGAATAAAATCTAAATAAATTAATTTGTAGGTATAGTTTATAGTTATAAATTACCACAGATATGGAAAGTATAGGGTATATAAATAAATTAGGGTATATAAATAAATCAGAGTATATAAATAAATCAGGGTATATAAATAAATCAGAGTATATGGATAATTCAGAGTATATGGATAAATCAATGATAATAGAAGAACAAAATCAGTCCTGCTATAGATTTGAAAAAATAAATTTTAATAATAATGTTTTATTAGATATAGATGCAACGTATGTAATACATCTGGAGAACAATGGGCGTTTAGATAGCATCAAAGCGCAATTAAACGAGTTTCGGCCTACAAGGGAAGTGTTTATACTACACAATAAAGGTTATAAAAAGTGTAAGAAGGAAGAATATATAAATAAAGCACCATTAGATCTTGTAGATGCATATTTATACATTTTTAAAGATGCACAAGAGAAAGACTATAAGCATGTACTAATTTTAGAAGACGATTTTATTTTTAATGACAAGATAAAAGATAAAACAATACAACAAAATATTATGAATTTTATAAATAATAGAAAATATGATGTATATGCATTGGGAATCCTGCCATTTTTACAAAAAGCCTATAATAGTAATGTAAGTATAAGTTTACTTGGTTCAGGTACACATGCTATAATATATTCTCGGGAGTGTATTAATAAAACATTGAAAAAAGATAAGAAAAGTATTCAAGATTGGGATTTTTATATAGGAACAACATTTAGCAAATATATGTATAATGAACCATTATGTTATCAACTATTTCCAGAAACAGAAAACCAAGATTATTGGCCTAATATATTAGGAATAAAGTATATTACACTGTATATAATGAAACTATTAAAATTAGATGTACAGGTTGAACCAGGATATAGTACTATGTACATAGCATCAAAGGGATTATACGGTTTATGTATTATTTTAGTTGTATGGCTTTTTATTACTGTTTTTAAGATATAATCCAATTAAAATAATTTGTAAGTATAGTTTATAGGCATGGAAAGTATGGGGAATATGGGGGGTATGGGGGATGTGGGGGCTATAGGGTCATGCTACCATTTTGAGAAATTAGAGCTCAGTAATGCTTTATTAGATATAGATGCAACGTATGTAGTACATCTGGAGAACAATGGGCGTTTAGATAGTGTAAAGGAACAGTTAAACGAGTTTAGGCCCACCAAGGATGTGTTTATACTACATAATAAAGGTTATAAAAAGTGTAAGAAGGAAGAATATATAAATAAACCACCATTAGATCTTGTAGATGCATATTTATATATTTTTAAAGATGCACAAGAGAAAGACTATAAGCATGTACTAATTTTAGAAGACGATTTTATTTTTAATGACAAGATAAAAGATAAAACAGTACGACAAAATATTATGAATTTTATAAATAATGAAAACTATGATATATATGGATTAGGAATTTTACCATTTATACAAAAAGCATATGATAATAATACAAGCATATGTTTAGCTGGAATCGGTGCACATGCTTTAATTTATTCACATAATTGTATTAAAAAAACATTGCAATTAGAAAAATTTAAACTTACAATTAATAAACGTAAATTTCATGATTGGGATTATTATACTGGATGGACATTTAGAAAATATATTTATAATGAACCATTATGTTATCAATTATTTCCAAAAACAGAAAATCAAGATTCATGGGTTAATATGGAATATATAATATATTTAATAAAATTGTTAAAATTAGATGTACAAGTTGAACCAGGATATATCACAATGTACATAATGTCAAAAGGGTTATACGGTTTATGTGTTATTTTAGTCGTATGGCTTTTTATAACTATTTTTAGAATACAATCTAAATAAATTAATTTATAAGCATATATATATATGGAAAGTATAATGCATATTGAAAACGCTGATGGTAGGTCGTGTTACAATTTTGAAAAGTTGGATTTCAATAATGCTTTATTAGATATAGATGCAACGTATATAGTACATTTGGAGAACAATGGACGTTTAGATAGTGTAAAAGCACAGTTAAACGAGTTCCAACCTACTAAGGAAGTGTTTATATTACACAATAAAGGTTATAAAAAATGTGATAAAGATGCATTTATAAATAAACCAGCATTAGATCTTGTGGATGCATTTTTATATATTTTTAAAGATGCACAACAAAAAAATTACAAACATATATTAATTTTAGAAGACGATTTTATATTTAATAATAAGATAAAGGAAAAAATTGTGCAACAAAATATTATGAATTTTATAAATAATAAGAATTATGATGTATATGCACTGGGATTACTACCATTTGGACAATATATATATGATAATAATACAGATATATCTATTTTTGATTGTGTAGGCACACATGCTATGATATATTCACGTAAATGTATTGATAAAACATTACAAATAGATAGAAAAGGCATTGAAGATTGGGACGCATTTATAGGAACAACATTTACAAAATATATGTATAATGAACCACTATGTTATCAATTGTTTCCAGAAACTGAAAATCAAAAATATTGGGGAAATAATTTATTAATAAAATTTCGCAAGTATATAATTAAAATACTAAAATTGGATACACAAGTTGAACCAGGATATAGTATTGCATACATTATGTCAAAAGGGTTATACGGTTTATGTATTATTTTAGTTGTATGGCTTTTTATAACTGTTTTTAGAATACAATCTAAATAAATTATTTATTATTCATTTTATATAAAAAATATGTTGTTAAACCAGTTAAAAATGTACCCAACATTATATCAATTGTAGCTATATTCATATTCCATTTATTTGGATAAGTTGCATTATAAAATATAATAATATTTTAATATTACTTGAAATCACTGCTTTACATCTATATGTGCTTGATGACTTAAAAATATAAAAGTGTGGTTATAACATATTATGATAAAATAGTTTAGTCTTATCAATGTTAAACATGTATTTACTGCTTAAGGTATAATGTAATTTATAATTTATAGATATAGATTATAAGTATAAATTAATAAACATGGAAAGTATAAAATATACAGCAAATTCTGAAAAAACTAGTATTAGTTCCTGTTATAGATTTGAAAAGTTAGAATTCAAAAGTGCACTATTAGATATAGATGCAACATATATAATCCACTTGGAGAATAATGGGCGATTAGATAGTGTAAAAGCACAATTAAATGAATTTCAACCAACTAAGGATGTCTTTATACTATACAATAAAGGTTATAAAAATTGTAAGAAGGAGGAATATATAGATAAACCACCATTAGACCTTATAGATGCATTTTGGCACATTTTTAAAGATGCACAACAAAAAAATTATAATAATATATTGATTCTTGAAGATGATTTTATGTTTAATGATAAAATAAAAGATAAAACAGTACAACAAAATATTATGGATTTTATAAATAATACAAATTATGATGTATATTCATTGGGACTTTTACCATTTTTACAAAGTGCATATAATAAAACTACAAGCATTTGTTTACTTGGCGGTGGCACACATTCTATGATATATTCACGGGAGTGTATTGATAAAGTATTACAAGATGATAAGAGAAGTATTGAAGATTGGGACCTGTATATAGCAACAAAATTTACAAAATATATATATAATGAACCACTATGTTATCAATTATTTCCAGAAACAGAAAATCAAAAATATTGGGAAAATGATATTGGCGTAAGAACACAAAAATATACGATAAATAAACTTAAATTGGATACACATGCTGAACCAGGTTATAGCATAATGTATTTCATATCAAGAGGATTATACGGTTTATGTATTATTGTGATTGTATGGCTTTTATTACTGATTATAAATTATAAAGGTTATATGTGAACCACATCAAAAACAATTTTATGTATATCTTTAGACAGTATTTTGGGAATAGTTTTTATACCTGCAAATTTACTATTACTAACATTCATCTTATCAAATAATGTTTTAGTATCATATTTCTTAACAGGGGGATTTAGGTTCTGTTGTATAATTGTAGTCTCTTTATCATTACTGTCTACAATAAGTGCAACATGTCCAAATGGAAAATATGTTTTTTTGTATTTCCAAAAAATAATAGAACCAGGTTTTAGGTAATAAGAATATGGTTTAGTATATGGATATGAATATGTTCTTAATCTGTATATATCTTCACTATTTTCTAATGTTTCTATAACGTTAAAAAATTCAACCGCATCTACAACTGATGGAAATGAAACATTCTTAATTGTTGAAAAAAATCTTCTAATTAATTCAACGCATTGAAATGGTAATCCATATTTTGTTTTATGTTTTTTTCCTGTCTTACTTATAAATATATCTATCTTGTTTACATCTATCTTGTTTATATCAACTCTCTTTACACTATATTTTGTATTGTTATTGTTATTGTT